GTCGTGCGCGAGGGCATTGCCCATGCCGCGCGTCAGAATACTCACAATAGCCTCACGGAGTGGCTCGAATCGCTGGTATGGGATGGCACGCCGCGGCTCGATGACTGGCTCCATGACTGCTTGAGTGTCGATCGCAACCCATACTCACAGGCGGTCGCGCGCAACTGGCCCATCGCCATGGTCGCGCGTGCATTCAATCCCGGCTGCCAGATGGACAATATGCCCGTGCTCGAGGGGCGAATGGGTCGCGGCAAGAGTTCCTTTCTGGAGGCATTGGGTCACCCGTGGTTCGCGAGCCTGCCGGACGAATTCGGCTCGAAAGACTTCCTGCAGGCGATCCAAGGGCGGTGGCTGATTGAGGTCCCTGATATGACTGGCTTCAGCAAGCGTGAGCACACGCACATCTTGGCGATCATCACCCGCCGCAACGATCCCTACCGGGCCAGCTACGGCCGGCTCACTGAAGATCACCCGCGCGTGAGCGTGTTCGCAGCGACCTCCGAGACTGACGATTACCTGCAAGACCCGCGGGGCGTGCGGCGTTACTGGCCGCTCAGATGCGGTTCCATTGATCTGGATGCTCTGCATGCTGTGCGCGGCCAAGTCTTCGCTGAAGCCGTCCAAGCCTATCAAAACTCGGCCACGTGGTATGTCGTTCCAGAGATCGCAACTCTGGACGAACAGCGCGAGCGCATCACAAAAGATCCGTGGGAAGGGCAGGTGTTGCGGTATTGCAACGCTGTAATTGACGCCAATAAGCTTGATTCATATGTCAAAGTCGAGGTCCAAATCGATCCTATTCTCAGCAATGACAGCGCGCTCGCAATCCCCAAAGATCGGCAAACACGACGCGAAGTCGTGCGAGTTGCATCAATCTTGCGCGATCTCGGATGGATTCAGGCATGGCCCAAAGATCCGGTCACGCGCAAGACCCGCGCGGTCTGGATTCCAGATCCAAAACTGATTTAGTAGCGGGCACGCCACAAGCACAGGCCGCCGGAGCGGCCGGCTTTGTCCATATGTCCATGCTCCAGACATCGTATTTCTAAACTTCCCAGAGCGCGCTCCATCCCTGCGCGCACGCATCTGCGCGCGTGTGCGTGCGCGTATGTGCGTATATATTGATATTATATATAGAAAGTATGGACAGTATGGACAAAGCATAGAATCAATGACTTGCGTGTCCAGACTTCAACTCTCAGAACGATGGACAGAATGGACATCGATTTCACGTGGAACATCCTCTTGACTCCATGGCCACGCTTCAAGTGAGATGAAATGAGATGCCATTCCAGCCAGGCAATCCAATCCGGGGCAACCGCAAAGGTAAGCCCAATCGCATCAAGCGTGACGCCAGAGAGGCGATCGCCCGATTTGTGGATGGGAATGCGCACAAGTTACAGCGCTGGTTAAACGCCATCTCAGACGGTCTCAGAGCGCCTGACGTCACTCTGGAAGATGGCACGGTCGTACCGGGCAAGTGGATCGTGCATCCCGACCCGGAGCGGGCGTTCGTCCTGTTCCAGTCCGTAATCGAGTATCACGTGCCTAAGCTGTCAAGACGCGAGATCGTCAAGGATCCGCCCGGCGCTGGCCGCGTCATCGACAGTTCACAGCTTACCGCCGAGCAACGCGAGCAGCTGCGCCAGATGATCCTGGCGCGGGCTGAGCCGCTGGCGATCGAGCAGCAGGCGCCCAATATCCTGGAGCCTGTCGGGCTGGCTGTCGCGCAAGTGGTTGATAGTGTTGAGGAACACGGAAGTACGAGCGCGATGGAGCTATAGTCAGTAGTATAGATGGACATCGATACTGTTGACACATAGCCTGATGTGTGTGAGGATAGGCACATCAAGTCAGGGAGATCGCTATGACCATTCATTCCCCGCTGATCCGCCTCCAAGCCGCCCGCCGCAACTACGAAGCCGCGCAGGGCGCTTGCGTGCACTGGGACATGGAGTCGGACGGTTGTGACCACGGGTGCTGCCGCGAGATGGATGACGCTGGCAAGGAACTCAGCTTGGCCCGCAAGGCGTATGTCAAAGCACAGACGCCGCAGCCGGCCTGAGGCGCTGCCAGGTGCCTAATAGGTAAAAATCAGGGGGTGAGCCCCCCTTTCCAGCCGGCGGGTCCCTCCAAGACGGGTACCAGTGCACCGAAACGGCATACGCACTATTCTATGTCGCTCCCATGTTACGTTAAGGTATGGTACGATACATCACATGAATCAGCCCGCCCATGGATTACGAACGACGTACACGAACTGGAAGTGCCGATGCGAGGCATGTCGCGCGGCGAATACGGTTTATGTGCGTGAGCGGCGGGAAGTGAGGCGCGCGCTATTGGCAAATGTCATGCGGACAGATACCGGCGAGGCTGTCTGTCCTGCCTGCTGGGCGGTGCTGGCAGTGGCGGACGGGGAGTGTCCCGAATGTGGACGAGAGGTAGCGCCATCATGAACTGCATAGGGTATTGCCGGGTATCGACACGGGAGCAGGGTCAGTCGGGGTTGGGTCTGGAGGCGCAGCGGGCGGCGATAGAGTCGTGGGCGACGCGCGAGAATATCGCGATGATAAATTGGTTCACGGAAGTGCAGAGCGGGAAGGGCGCGGATGCGATGGAGCGCCGCCCGCAATTGGCCGAGGCGCTGCGGCAGGCGAAGAAGCTGAAGGCGCCTGTGGTGGTGTCGAAGTTGGACAGGTTGAGCCGGGATGTGCATTTCATCAGCGGACTGATGTCGAACCGGGTGGAGTTCATTGTGACGGAATTAGGTCGTCAGGCGGATCCGTTTGTGTTGCATCTGTTTGCGGCGCTGGCCGAGAAGGAGCGGCAGTTGATCAGTGAGCGCACCCGTGCAGGATTGGTCGCTGCGAAGGCGCGCGGGGTGAAGTTGGGCTCGCACGGGCGAGTGATCAGTGCGCAGCAGAGAGTGAATGCGGGGCTGGCTGCGAGTGTGCAGGCGGACGAATTTGCGAAGAGTGTGCGGCCGCATCTGGTGATGGCGATGGCGGATGCTGAAGGCAATTACACACGCGCGGCGCAGATATTGAACCAGGGGCTCCAAAAGAGCGCGGGCGAGAAGGCGTGGGAGCGCCGCAGTGTGGCGGCAGCGGTGAAGCGGTTGCAGAAGATGGGGATGTGGCCGTGAGCGACAAAGAGATCGAGCCGATCCCCTTCCGGACTCCGGACAAGGCATTGTTCGATGACCTGCAACAGTTCGTCGAGGCTGTCGAGCATCGCGAAGGGGTTGAGGCTTGGATCGATTGGGGGCAACTGCAGATATACGAGCGCATGGCGGCCGATATCCTGAACCGCCCGTTTGACGAGATGATGTTGGAGCGCCAAGTGCGCGTTTGGGAAGGTGAGGGTGGACGCGATGGCTGAGCCCACCGACATCAACGAGTTCCGCCAGAAGAAACCCGAATGGGTATTCGAGTGCACGTGTGGGAGCCAACTGTTCTTTCTGCTTCATGACGGCACGATTGAATGCCGGTCCTGCAAGCACATCCGGGAAACGATCGAGTGGGTTTATCGTGGGCAGGTGAAGCGAGTATGAGTACCGCAATGCAGGCGCCGAACTGCTTCCCGCTTGAGCCCGGACCAGACTGCACCAAATTTGTCTATCGGTTTAGAACAAACGTAGGACCGCTCGTCTTTGACGTTGCCAATGAAAAGGTCACGCGAGTCACCATTCTGTCCGATACGGTGATGATTTTCGTCGAGCGGGAACTGGAAGCAGCGTGATTCATGCGTGACCTGCTCGTCCTATCCGCCTGTCTAATCGCGCTGATCGTGGGATATGCGCTACTGATGACACTGACCCAGGCATTGTTGTCATTTGTCGACAAAGCGGTGGATACGGCGGTGGCGCTGTTTTTCTTATCGGTGATCGTGCCGCTGATGTGGCTATGGGAGAAGGGACGGCGCCCGATGTGGCGAACGCTGACACAGCAACAATCAGATGAACTCGCGGCGTGGCTTCGGCGCAGGTGAGCCACTCAAACCGGATACAGCGGCTGATCCTGCCCGCGCGGATACACCTTCTGAGATTCATTCTCAGCCTCGCGTTCCGGTTGACGAATTAGCAGCCCCATGTCACGTAGCTTGCGCAGGCCCATGGAGGTCAGGTCAACATACTCGTCGTGCTTGCCCTTCGGAAATTGGCCGACCTGAACGATGATCGCTTCCATCCAAGGTCTGTCGGGTCCGTATATGATGCCCTCGGCGAACAAGTGTTGAACTGAGTACAAGCGGGCAACTTTGTCCTGACTCTTTGGATCGAACAATTCAACTCCGAACCGCTCACGCCAATACAGACGCCGGATCTCCTGCGCGACGCTGTGGCCGGATGCCTTGGCCTCGATGAGCAATACATCGACCTTCATCTTGACGCAAGTTTGAGCGACTCTCTCGACTAACTCGTGTATCTCAAGGCGCTGGGTCCAACCGTACATACACATAACATGCGGGGCGAATTCTGAGTAAGTTGAATTCATGCGGTGCGGCGTGCCATCGGAAGCGACTATGCGCGTCGTGGCTGCTTTGACATCGCCGGAGAAGATCCCCCAAATGATCATGCCGGACGGATCATTGATCGTTTCGAGGGTATAGGCTGTATCGAGAGTTGCCAGCACGAAGTCCATCGGCGGATACGAATCGTGCTCCCACAGCTTCCACCACTCCCGGTGGATAATTCCTCCGCCTGCAGGCTCAGGTCTTTGCTGGAGCTGCCCGGCAGCCCGGAATGGCCCCAGGCGTGTCTCTAGGCGCTTCACAGTGGCTTCGCTGAAGCGCTCAGGCCACATCAATTCACCAGCCTCAGTGCGAGGGTCTTTCCAGCCGATCACCGTGACGAACGAGCGTTCCGGCTCGTAGCGCATCGGAATCATGAGGTGGACCCACTCTCCTGCCTCGGTCTCCAGGATGTGGCCGCTGATATCGTTCTCGAAGGTTCTTTGCTGGATGACAATCTGCGCGCCGGTCTCCTGATTGTTCAACCGCGACGCCATCGTGCCGTCCCACCAATCGATGGCGGATTGGATGGAGGCTTCCGAATCAACATCATCAACAGAGTTGGGATCGTCGTGAATGAGGCACATCCCGCCTTCGCCCGTGTTTGTGCCATCTACCGAAGTGATCAATCGCTCACCACCTTGGTTGTTGGTGAAGCGGCTCTTGGTGTTTTGATCCGTGGTGAGTTGGAACCGAGTGCCCCAACGTTGCTGATACCATGGAGATTCAATCAATCTGCGGCACTTGACTGAATCTCTCAATGCGAGCTGATTGGCGTAGGAGGAATGCAGAAACGGCACTTTGGGTCCGCTGATCGGACCGCTCCGTTGTTGCGCCCACACCCAGGCCGGGAATGCAACCGACACTAAATTCGATTTGGAGCATCGCGGGCTGATGTTGATCAGTAGTCGGCGGATTTCTCCATCGCAGACTGCCTGCAGATGTTCGGCGATGGCCTCCATGCACCAACCGTCGACCCAGGGGGCTGGATCGATAAAGGGCCATGCGCCCCGAAAGAAGGTATAGAGATTGTCCTCGCAGTCGGCCCGATCGAGATCCAGCAGCTGAGCTTCGCGGTCAAAGTTCGCCGGTAATTCGAGCATTTAGAGCGTCAATTTGCATAACGAGGGGATCAGATCGTAACATCCGGCGAGAGTTGAGCTATTCTAGGCACCCAGAGTATTCAGGCCCCTGTGACGATCCTCACCCTCGAGAACGCCACCCCCCGCTGCAAGACCACGGTGAGATTGGTCTCCCGGATCCAGCGTCCGTATGTCTTTCAGGTCACCGTTACTGGCGAATTCCCGCATGCTCACCGGCGGGTATACCCGATTGCGGCCGATTCAGACAATTCTGCGGCCTTGAAGGGCATGGAACTGTTCATGGGTGAGTTCGGGCGACAAATACCTGGCGTTGCATCGGTCGTGCCGAGGGCGAAGATCGCATGAAAAAACCGCGCGCTCGCTGGAATGGGTGTTGGTGGAGCGTCGCTGGCGCCGGGCGATTGGGGTGGGGTCTCACCGTAGAAAAGGCCTACCGTGACTGGGTTATGGCTCATATGCTGCCGGCACTCAGCATTCCTACGCCAGCGAGCCGCGAAGCAATAAAGCGGATGGCGGATTCATGAGCGGCCTCGCCGAGTACACGCACGAGACCTACGGCACGGCGCGCGCCACCATCAAGTTGCCGGCCGGCCGCGTCGAGGTCTCCAATATCATCA